ACGCTAAAATTATTGCTATTACACAACCAACGATAACACTTCCGCCAAGCGATGAATTGTTTGGACAAATCCGCCCTATGACTGCCGAAGAGTTTATCTGTTATACAGCAAGAGTTTCTAATCCATCTAATCAGAATAACACACTAACTGCACCTAAACTTCTAAAGTATCTGATTGAGCATAAGCACTGGAGTCCTTTTGAGATGGTGTCTATCACAATGGAAATCAATACAACCCGTGATATCTCGCATCAGATCATTCGTCACCGTTCATTCTCATTCCAAGAGTTCTCACAGCGTTATGCTGATCCGACCAAGGACATGGCATTCGTAACGAGAGAAGCACGATTGCAGGATGCTAAGAACCGTCAGAATAGTATTGAGATTACAGGTGATAATGCGGATGATAATGAAGTGAAGAATCTTTGGGGTTTCTGGCAAAGAGAAGTCACACAGAAATCAAAAGAAGCATACAAAGAAATGATTGTGATGGGTCTGGCAAAAGAGCAAGCCAGAGCAATTCTTCCAGAAGGTCTAACTTCTACTCGTCTATATATGGCAGGGACGCTTCGTTCGTGGATTCATTACATTGATGTTCGTGCAGAAGAAGGCACACAAAAGGAACATCGTGAGGTTGCACTAGCAGCACAGCAAGAGATTCTAAAGCACTTCCCATCATTGGAAGAATATTGGTATCCGACTCCTCCAACACCAGAAGAGTTAGAAGCGACATACGGTGTTGAAAAAATTGAACAACTCTGTAAAGAACCTTGGTGGAGGTTTTGGTGATGAGTAAAATAGTTCTCGTTGAAACCGTGTCTATGTTCAGGCATATATATGCTGTGGAACTTACTGATAATGATCCACCAGAATATGCACTTGATGATGTCATTGACTCTTTAAATCAGGAAACTAAATTAGAAGAGTTTGCGCAAGAACACATTGAGGAGAATATTTTTTCACACCGTGTTATTACAGAAGAAGAATATCTACAATTATTTGATCAGCATCATCCATATGCTGCTCCATTATGGACGAACGAAGAAAAGAAAAAATATATTTTTAAGAACAAAGAGGCAGTAGAATGACAGATATGAATGTTTACCAGCAGTATATCCACAAGAGCCGTTATGCAAGATTTTTGCCAGAAAAGAATCGAAGAGAACATTGGAACGAAACAGTTCAACGTTATGTTGATTATATGTTCACAAAAGTTTCAACAGGCCAGGGATGGACGGTTGATCAAAAGTTAAAGCAAGAAGTATTTGACGCTATCTTTAATCTAGAAGTTATGCCAAGTATGCGGGCTTTAATGACCGCTGGTAAAGCATTAGACAGAGACAATGTCGCTGGATATAATTGCTCTTATTTGCCTGTAGATGATCCAAAATCTTTTGACGAAGCTATGTGCATTCTTATGAATGGAACAGGCGTTGGGTTTTCTGTAGAAAGACAATATGTTAACAAGTTACCAGAAATACCTGATGAATTATATGAGTGCGACACAGTAATTACTGTCAGAGATAGCAAAGAAGGTTGGTCTAAAGCTCTACGTATGCTTATTTCACTTTTATATGCTGGAGAAATACCAAAGTGGAATCTAACCAATTTAAGACCAGCTGGCGCTCAGTTAAAAACTTTTGGAGGAAGATCAAGTGGTCCAGAACCACTAAACGAATTATTTAAATTCGTTGTAAAGGTTTTTAAAAATGCACATGGTAGAAAATTAACTTCACTAGAATGTCACGATTTAATGTGCAAAATTGCGGAGGTCGTAGTTGTTGGTGGTGTTCGTCGTTCAGCAATGATCTCCCTATCTAACTTATCAGATGATCGTATGCGTCATGCTAAAGCAGGACAGTGGTGGGAAGCAAATGTTCAAAGAGCTCTTTCAAACAACTCAGCAGTCTACACAGAAAAGCCAGACGTCGGACAGTTCATGTCAGAATGGCTCGCAATCTATGAATCGAAGTCGGGTGAACGAGGTATCTTCAGTAGAGAAGCATCTCAAAGAGTGGCACGCAAGAGCGGTAGAAGAGACCCATCGTTTGAATTCGGCACTAATCCCTGCTCTGAAATTATCCTGCGACCATATCAATTCTGTAACCTTACGGAAGTCGTTATACGAGAGTCTGATACTGAGAAATCACTTGCTAGGAAGATTAAAGTTGCAAGTATACTTGGTACTTTCCAGTCAACAATGACATACTTCCCATATCTACGTAAGATTTGGCAGAAGAATACGGAAGAAGAAAGACTACTTGGCGTTTCATTTACTGGCATTTATGATTGTCCGTTGATGAATGATTATAACGATCCAGAGTTACCTGCAAGACTAGAACGTCTGCGTCAGGTTGCTATTGATACTAATAAAGAATGGAGTGAGAAACTTGGAATTAATCAGTCAGTTGCAATTACTTGCGTTAAACCTTCAGGGACAGTTTCGCAGTTGGTTCTTTCCCCTAGTGGTATTCATCCCGGTCATGACCGCTATTATATCCGTCGTGTGCGTAGCGATAACAAAGACCCGCTTACAAAGCATCTTATTGACGCTGGTGTGCCTCATGAACCTGACGTTACTAAGCCTCACGCTACTACTGTCTTTTCGTTTCCAATGAGATTGCCTGATTCTTCAATCACTAGAGAAAATGTCAATGCTATTGATCATCTAGAACTTTGGTTGAAGTATCAGCGTCATTGGTGTGAGCATAAGCCATCTGTTACTATTAACGTAAGAGAAGAAGAATGGCCACGTGTTGGTTCATGGGTTTATGATCACTTTGATGAAATGTCTGGCGTATCATTCTTGCCACATGATGGCGGAACTTATCGTCAGGCTCCATACGAGACAATTACTCAAGCTGATTACGAAGATCTAAATAAAAATATTCCAACCAAAGTTGATTGGGATGCTCTTGTTGAGATGGATGATAATGTTGAGGGCGTTCAGACACTAGCATGTACTTCGGGTAATTGCGAAATATGATAGATGAAAAATGGGAAACTAAGAATGTTAATAAAATAGAAAAACAATTCTTAGCTTCTCAAGAAGATAGAAATAAAAGAATAGAGATTTGCGAGGCGTGCGAACATCTACATCGATGGAAATATTGTAAATTATGTTGGTGTTATATGCCTCTCAAAACTCACATTATTAATTCAAGTTGCCCAATGGGTAAATGGAGTCCAGTATAAAACAATAAAAAGGATTAATAAATGAAGATAGACGCAGAATTATTCGATCTTTGTAGGGAATTTATTAAAGAAAACCAAATTGGTTGTGAAGAAGATATATACCAAACAGACCAGGTGGCCGAAAATTCTTTAGAATTTATTGAATCAATCTGTGAATTGCTAGGTTATTACGAAGAAGATGAAGTAGAAGAATACGAAGAGGACTAAATATCCCGAAGGAGATTCGGGATGTCATGGATTTATAAAGGTGAGATTGTAGAAGATATTGGTAATTATATTGGGTTTGTCTATATGATTACCAATCTTCGCACCGAAAGAAAATATATCGGTAAGAAGAATTTTTATTTCTCAAAGACAAAACAGCTCAAGGGTAAGAAAAAGAAATACAAAGTAGAGTCTGATTGGAAAGACTACTTTGGATCTAATGAAGAGCTAAATCATCACGTAAACATATTCGGCCAAGATCAATTCAGAAGAGAGATCCTTAGATTTTGCACATCTAAAGGAGAAATGTCTTATTACGAAGCCAAATATCAATTTCATTATGATGTTTTAGAATCAGATCAGTGGTATAATTCTTGGATCTCTTGTAAGATTCATAAGAAACATTTGACTTTCTTAAAAAAAGGAGTATAATATGAAAGGTGGAAAAAAGTTTCGTAAGCAACTAATCAAGCTACAGAATCAGCTTGGTAAGATCGAAGGTAAGAATCTTTGGTTGCAGATGAAAAAGGAGAGTATGAATGGCGTGGCCACATAAGAATCGTCCCCGCAAGGGTCGCCGTAAAGTCGGCAGTCAGAAGCGTAAGGCTCGTCGCTTAAAGGGTCGTAAGCGTAAGTAATTTAATCAAGAAAGGTGAATAAGTATGAATAAGTTTTTTCTAGCAGCAGCATTTGTTCTCGGTCTATCAGGTTCGGCATTTGCTCTAACAACTCATGACGAGACACACAACGGTAAGACTGTTGCTGTTCCTGGAGCTCAGAAGAGTAATGGAGTATTTGCTCCTGCTGTTCAGGTAACACCACATGGTATGGTTGTAACTGCTCCTCCAGGTGCTGACGTCGTTGTTGATAATGATGAAGGCGATATGCAGATTGATATTGTTCCAACAGGCAAGAAGCGTGGTCTTCTAGGTCTAGGGTTTTTAGGAATGTAACAATGAAAAAGTTGAATCTGGACGAAGTAAGAGAGTTCATTGTCAATACATCATTGTCAACCAAAATCTATATCGGTTCAGATTCAGCACGTTATCGTAAGGGTGATGTCTGGCACGCTGAATACTGTACCGTAGTAGTGGTTCACTATAATGGTAATCGTGGTTGTAAGGTGTTTGGACAGTTAGAATCAGAACGTGACTATGACCAAAAAAAGGACAAGCCACGTATGCGTCTAATGAATGAAGTAATGCGTACCGCACAGATGTATTTGGATCTTGAAGGGGCCATTGGTCAAAGAGACGTTCAAATCCATCTGGACATCAACCCTGACGAGAAGCATGGTTCTTCATGCGTAATCTCAGAAGCTGTTGGTTATATCAAAGGAATGTGTAATGTTGTTCCTTTCGTTAAACCAAATGCGTTCGCAGCTTCTATTGCTGCTGATAGGCTGCTTGCGTAGCCTATCTTGGGGATGTAGCTCAATGGTCAGAGCCGGTCGCTCATAACGGCTTGGTTGCAGGTTCGAGTCCTGCCATCCCCACCATTTTATAAAGGATATATTATGAGATATATTATTGCAATAGCATTTGCTTTGATTGCTACTAATGCAAATGCTGGTTTCTTGGATGATATTTTTAACTTCCAACGAGAAGCTAATCATCCACGTCAAACAAAAAATACTAAGCATTCTAAGCATATAAATAATTATTCCACTGGTGGCGGACATAACGCCTCGTGGTATAATGACCGGAGCGGACGGACAGCATCCGGTATGCGTCATCACTTTGGTGTAGCGCATAGAACCTTACCATTTGGAACAACGGTTTGTATCCACAACCCGTCAAATGGTAGGCAAGTAGAAGCCGTTGTAACCGATAGAGGGCCATTCGTCAGAGGAAGAACAATTG